ACAAGGAGAAGCAAGATCAAAAAACAGCCGCAGAAGAATCTGCGCGTAAACAAAAAACAATACAAGAATTATTTCGTGGTTATAAACAACAAATTTATGCGGGCTCTTTAGATCCCCTTAGCGCATCTAAGGCGTTTAAAGAAGAAGCTCAGGGTTATGGTGGACCAGCCAAGCGAACTCGGCTAGCAACACAACTTGGTGAACTGCGCCCCATCCCTGGCTATAACCCCAGGGATTATGCCAGGCGTCAAAATGTTCTTGAGGAGAAACGCGACATTTTAGCGCAACCAAAAACCTGGGAAGAAAAAATTGCGCAGTTAACAAATCGTACTGGCTCTATACAAGATAAGATCGCTGCTTTAAAGGGTAGTGAGGATTACGATCTCACCCCAAATACGCAAGCGGAAAAAGATGTTCTTGCACGACTTTCTTCCTTGGAAGAAAAAGCAGCAAGTATTGATCCAGCTAAAGATGCCGCAAGAGTTGCAAAATTAGAAGGGAAGTTAGAGCGTTTTGATCCTGAAAAAGCAACCGCTGATCTTGACGCTCGCTTGGCTGAGCTTGATCCCAATCTCAGGTATCAGAAGACTACTGGTCAAGCACTGTCTACTACTGCAAATATTTTAGGTTTACCAAAAGGAACAGTATCTCCAAAACTAGAGAAAAGTTTATACCAGCAAGCTAAAGCAGAAGGAATAGGTGCTAGCGAATTACCAAGTTGGATGCGCACTAAACTTGAGTCAAGCCCAACGACTCGTCCCTATTTGCTTTTAGCTCCTCAAGAAGAGCGTCAATTTGACTATGGCAATATTGGTCGTGACGAAAGTGGTAAGATTTCCAACACGTACCAATCCGTCCTAACTGGTAATCGCGGCATCGCAAGCAGCTATGGATTGAAACCTGGTCAAGGCATGTCAATTTCTGATATCGAACACCTGAAAGGTATTGATATGCAGAATGTCGTGAACGCAGGTTTAACAAAGGTAGAAAATATCCGTGCTACATCTAACTTGATGAATCTTATTGGCTATGCATTAAGCTAGCCTTTGGTATAATTTGTTTAAACATAGCGTGTAATTGCCATGGCTAAAATCTCTACCGAATTTGGAGACAGCAAAGATTATTTTGGTCGTATTGACTATAGAGAAAATCTAAAAAGGGGGATCAGTAGTCAAGATATGCTTGACTTTGTTAAACAAAACCCCAACGTTATGCGCGGGGCAAAACAAAACGAAGTTCTTGAAGAAATGCGCGCCGGTGCTAAAGCAGAAGCAGATAAGGCTAAAGCAAAAGCAGACAAGAGCACAGTATCACAAGAAGAAATTGAGAAAGGTATCGACCAAAACGATTATCTTTCGCAAGAAAATATTAACAAATTCCAGGATCTATTAAACCGCTTGCAGCGTTCTAAGATGCAGCAAGCAGAGCAGGGCGCACGCGAATCACGTAAAGGCACCTTCGCTCAAGGTATTGCCAGCATGATGAGCAACTTTTGATTTGAATTAACATGGCCGACACTAAAGTTGATATTCCTTCAACAGAGGACGACTGGTTTGATATAGATAAATATCGCCAGGCGGCTGGTGTTGCCTACGAGTTCTCAAAGAAAAAGATGGAAGAAGCTGGTGAACAAGAACGCACAACCCGTCGCCAACAGCAAGAATTCAGCCAAGCGGACGAAGCAAGGGATTACTCTCAGTCCCAACGAGCGTATAAGTTCTGAGCTGTTTGAGTTCTGGCTTGATAATTTAGACTCGGCAACACAAGAATCATTCTTGGTTTTTGCTGAATCTAATTATTCGTTAATTGAGTGTTATCTATATGCGCGGTTCCTTGGTTACCAAGGGGCCATCTCTTCTTGTGACGCCTGGTACACACAAAACTATCCCAAGCCTGATCATCGGGAAGTCTTGTTGTTTGAGATCCAGGAAATGCAGGAAGACATTAAAAAACTTAGAGATGATATTGAAGCCGGTGTCGTGAAACGTGATTCGGGTGTTGCACGCATTGCTGCAATGCAAAAAGAATTACGCAGCACAATTTCACAGGTGGAAACCTTTACATCTAATAAAGATAAAAAAGGTTTGTTAATGGCTGGTGCGGACCGTGCTATCCGAGAAATCCTTTCAATCTTTAAGGACGAACCTATTGAAGGACCTTTGCAAGACGCCTCAATGAGTGTATGGGCTAAAATGCAATTAAGCGAATAATCTAAATGGTTAAAAATAAGATGCCTCCAGAACTCCTGGGGCACTTTAAGAAAAAAGAAGCAAAGAAAGAAGACGGCTCAGAGATGAGTGATAAAGAAAAGCGGATGGCGGCGTTAGAGAAAGCACGTAAATACAAAGAACAGAAAGATAAAAAATAAGTTAGTATCGTAGTAATTACGCATACTTTTAGTGGCTTCCCATATTCACCTTGCCTATCGACGCACCGCTCTTGCCGCAGCAAAGAATCGTCAGATACGCAAGGTAGATAATGAGGATGACTTGGCACGTGCCAGAGAAGATTTTGGTTTTTTCTGTGAGTACGTAGCAGATAAACCACCTGCTCGTCACCATAAAGAATGGCATAAATATCTAGTTACAGAAGAAGATAGCCAATGTCTTGTTAAAATTGGTGGTCCCAATATCGATCTCTTGGCTCCCAGGGGATCAGCCAAAAGTACGGTCTTAGGTTTATTCACGGCATGGGCAATTGGCGTTCATACCACAGCTAAAAAACCTCTACAGATTCTTTACTTGTCTTACACGGTAGATATTGCCCGTTCTAAGTCTGCCACCATTAAACGAATCATTGAAAGCAAAAAATATCAGGAAGTTTTTCCAACAGTCAAACTACTAAAGAACGTCACCAGTAATGAGTACTGGTCTATTGATCACAAGTTCGCAGGCATTGACACCACCGGTGATGAACAATTTACTCTTTGCGCCGCTGGTCTCAAGGGTTCTGTGACCTCCAAGCGTTCACATCTTTGTATTATTGATGACCCTATCAAGTCTTCTTCTGACATCTCCAATCCAGATATCAGGAAGATGATGCAAGATAACTGGAATGCTGTGATTGCACCAACCATGTTTGAAGGAGCACGTGCTATCTGCCTTGGTACTCGCTTCAGACACGATGACATTCACGCAACAACCTTTAACGCTAGCCATAACTGGATGCAGATTGTTCTTCCTGCCGTAACGGCAGATCCAGTGACAGGGGATGAGGAATCCTACTGGCCCGAGATGTGGTCACTTTCTTATTTAAAGGAAAAGAAAAGGCAGGCACCTATTGCTTTTTCGTTCCAGTACATGAATCAAATCGTTCGCCAGAATGAGCTGTCTCTTGCACCAGAACTTTTAATCAAAGCAGAAATTGCCACTGAATTTGACTGCCTGGGAGTTGGGGTTGACCTTTCCTCTGGCACAAAAGAAAAGAATGATTACACCGTATTTGTTCTTGGCGGTCGCATTGGGGATACGATCCATATCATTGATTACAGGCGGTTGCGCGTTATGGGCAACCTTGAAAAACTAGATACATTAAAGGAACTTCTTAACGACTGGTCAATTATTGGCAAGGATCAAAACGATATTTATTTCCCGACACATTCCACGTGTGATGTTTGGTCTGAAGCCGTACAGTACCAGGCCTCTTTGGAAGCAGACTTCAAACGTATCTGTTTGTCAGGAGAGAATCTGTATAACTTAATCTGGCATCCGGTTAAAGGATTCCGTGGCGATAAGCTCGCTCGCTTCCGTGGAATTATGGGAATGTTTGAGGATCGCAAAATTATTTTCAATCGTTATCGCACATTCACTGCAATGTTTGAAGAACTAACTAACTTTGGAGTTAGCGGACATGATGACTGTGTGGATGCATTGGTATGGTTGGTGACAGGTCTTATGAAAAAAGGTAAACTTCAGGTTGATTATTGATCTTAGAATAAAAGAAAAATTTTGCGTTGTGGGACCAGAATATATTGCCATCGGTTTAACATCCGTTGTATCTGCCATTACAGGCGGTAGCTGGGTTGCAGGTAAAATCTTAGGGCGACAAAACGATCAGATTCAACAAGCATTCAATTATATTGGTTCACAGAAACGCAGGATCGATGTTTTGGAAGACGACCTAAAACGAATGCCGTTGGAGTACGTACTTAAAGTTGACTTCTTGAGAGAGATACAGCAAATGCATGACAACTTTAATCAAATTAATGCAAAACTTGATAAGCTAGTTGAGAAATTACTTGAGTCAAAATGAGCTACATCCTTGAGGTCCAAGAGGACGAAAATGGAGATCAATATATTGTGCTGCCCAATGAAGTAACGGAGGAGCTGGGCTGGGAAGAAGGTGACGTACTTAATTGGGATGTACGTGGAACCGGCATTATTATTTCTAAAGTTAATGACGCATCTGGTTATGAGGTTATAGAAGAGTAGAATACAATCAACGAAGTATTGATAAGATGACGACCAGCATTAAAGGCGGCATCCCGGTTGGCGGTAATCTTGCCTTCCGTGATTTGGTGTATCGCCCCGGTGTTGACGGCGCAGCCGAAATGATGCCGATGCCGTATTATGGCGGTGGAATGGGTATTGAACAACTTGCTGCTGATCCAAGTTTTCAAATTGGGCCGCGCAATAAGTTCAAAGGTATGAGCCAGGAAGAACTCAATAAACTTAAAGAATGGGACCAAAGACCTGGTGATTTGCAAAAATATTACAACGATGTAAACTCTCCGGGTCCACAATTATTTCCTCTTGCACAGGCAATACCTGGTGGCATGCCCCCCATGGGTAATGCAGGTGCTTTGGGTGGCGCAATGAATATGAATAGTGCGTTAATGGAACAAATGCAAATGCAAGAAGGACCTCCTATTAGGTTTGGTGTAGACATTGAAAACGATAAAGTAAAAAATCTGCGCGGTTCAGTTGATGCCCAACTGGACAAAAACCAGTCTATTAATTTTGGCGGTAATTATAATGTGCAAGATCAAAGCGGTCAACTAGGTCTTGGTTATAGAACTAAGACTTTTGGTTTTGATGCCAATATCACGCGTACTCCGCGTTTCAACGGAGCTCCTGCTTACGGTGTACAAGGCAGCATGATGGGCAGGTTTTAATTGACAAAACTGTTAGTATTGTTAAATAACAAAGACAAATAAATGTCAGACGCTAAAGCCAGACTTCAAGAAATTATCAATGCATACATTGATAAAGACAGTTCTGTCGTCGTTGATACTGGCATTGTTGCGTCTCATCTTGCCCAAATGAAAATGTTCGGCATCCGCCAGGGTGTTGAATTTTTTCCAGGCCAAGATAACTTTGGAAATCAACGCAAAGACTTCATCGACCGTGTTGTCAAGTACAACCAGTTAGATGTAAGGCTTGATTCCTTGTGGGATTATTTTCTTTGCGACGGCAAAGGCTTATTTTACATACGGCCCACAACTAAGAATTACCGTATTTATTACTTCCGCGAACATGAATATCGCACCTTCTACAACGTAGATGGTGAGCTTGAGGAAGTGATTGTGATCTATAGCTATAAGGTCAGGAAACCAACTGGTTTTGCCAATATCAATACATCAGCATTAGTCGGTAAATCAACCTTAGAAAACATAGGGTCCAAGCGGTACATCCGCCTATCAATCAAGCAGAAAGAAATCACAGAAACCCATTCTGAATCTGAGATGTCTTTTGATATGCCAGAGGGCATGGCCCCTGGTAAAACAAAGACATTTGTCAACACCCTTGGTTTTATTCCCTGCGTTGAAATTTTTAATAATCCCAAGGGCTTCTCTAATGAAGGCGTGGGTGAGTTTGACGCTCTTGCCAATCATATCATTACGCATGATGAAATGGTTCGCACCATGCGCAAGAACGTTCAGTTCTTTGGTAACCCAACTCTTCTTTCGTCTCGTCCCAAGACAGATCTGATCGAAGCAGGGGGTGATACTGCAATTCAGCGCCCATCTATTGCTGCAAACTCAGGCTTCACCAGTC